GAAGCAGCAGCAACAAGCTCCCCTTCAACCATAGACATTTCAAGATAATCTTCGAAACGAGTTCGAGTATCACCTTCAGCCTTCATGTACCATAAGTAACCAGCTTGACCGGCTTCTCCTGATACTTCAACCCAACCAATTTGAGCAGCATCAGATCCTGATACTTCAAACTTGTCCTTGATAATAATAGGCTTATTGCTGAAGCTTTTGAATTCAGGCTTAACAGAGCCAGTCATTCCAGCTGATCCTTTTGCGAATTCAGAACCGTAAACAAACAATTGAATTGTTTCGTTATCAGCTCCACCAGCAGATGCTAGTGTATCGAAACCGTAAGGAAGGATAGTAGCTGTACCAGCAGCGTTATCAACAACGCTAACATAAGCTTTAATAACTTCACCACCAGCTTCTAGCTTCACAACAACTGTTTGACCAACTCTAAGAGCGTGAGCTCCTAAACCGTCAATAGTGTTTGATGTAGCAGTTACGATAGCAGCAGCAGCGCTTGCTGTTCCAGCTAATCCGTAAGCTAAGTGAAGACGACCTTGCTCAGACCAAATAACCTGATCACCTGACATAGGCATCTCAGCTCCAACTAGTCGTAAGAAAGATGAAATTGATCTGTTTCCATATCGCTCAACTTCTTGTTCGTAGAGCTCAGGAAGAAACTGCTGACCCCAAGTATTAAAACTTGAATCAGCGAAATTAATATAGTTACTTGATAAAGTAACCTTTGAGTGTGCGGGATCTACAAACCCCGTGGTCGGGGTAGTTAGTTCCACTATATTTGCAGCCATTTTTTATGTTTTTAGTAATTTTTAAGCTTTATTTTTAATTTAGAACTGTTTTCACCATCAACAACTCTGACTTTGGTGCCATTTGCGTTTATGACTCCTGTATCAGATTTTCTACCATTAACATTAATGTTTTTAGCTTCTGATGTCATTTGTCGTATTGCATCGGCTTTACCTTGTTCATAGAAGTGATTAGCTAAACCATCAGGATTACTAGCAGCAAAGAGTGCTTTATGATAACCTTTCGCGTCTGATAGCATGTTATCTTTAATGTATTCACTGAACACATTTAATAAATCACTTTGCGTTTGCTTAACACTATCAACATCTTTAACGTTGTAGCGATACTTCTTTTCTCCTACTTTAAATTCAAAACCTTTGAACTGTTCGTTAAAAAGACCATTCGTTACTTTGTCAAAATGTTCCTTTTGGCGAGACATTAGTTCTTCGCTGTTTTTAGTTTGCTCATTGTACTGATTGTAAAACTCAACAGCTTCTTTTTGCTCTGGACTTAACTTAGAACCCAACTTGACTTCTTCGTAATATTTGTCTTTAAGCGAATTAAGAAACTTTTGAGCATCTGCCACAGCCTCTTTACGAGCTAACTTTTTACGGCGTATGTCTCTATCTTCATCAAACTCCTCATCAAAAGAAAATTTATCTTCAATTAAAAAGTTTATTTCTTCGTCAGATAAGTGAGATTTAGTTTGTTTATAATATTCACGTAGCAGTGTATCACCATCTACGTTACTATAATCTGCGTTTAATCTAACATAGTCATCCAAAGTACCACCAGTCTCGTTCATGAACTCAACTACTTTCTGTATATTCTCAGGAAGATCTATATTATTTTCTTGTACTTTCTGTACTTCTTTTACTTCTTCGGTTACAGTTTCTTTTGTCTCCTCTTTAACAGGTTCAACAACTTCATCTGTAATTTCTTCTAGTATTTTTTCATTGATTTCTTCTTCGTCGTTTTCTTCGGCGTTGTTTTCTTCGTCGTCGTTTTCTTCGACATTGTTTTCTTCGCGTATGGCATCTTGTTTTTCTTTATTTATTTTTGTTAAATCTATTTTATAACCATCTTCTGTTTTAGTCGTGACATGACTTGTTTCTTGTTCGACAACTTCGTTATCAGCTTGTTCTAACTCTGTTGATTCTGTATTTTCCAATACTTCTGTATTTTCCAATACTTCTTTGTTTTCTTCGTTATCCATAATATAATATAATATAAAAAATTAGTTTACAAATTAAAACCTCCTAGTAAGTCATTACCAGATGATTCAAAGTCTTTAGGTGGCTTGTTATTTTTTCTTTGATCAATAAGCTCACTTTGTTGAGAAGCTTGAATCTTTGTTCTTTTATCTTTACGATCTTCTTTGTATTCTTCTCTAGTATTAATCACCTGTAAATCTAATTGTTTAAGTTGTTGATTAATATCAAATTCAAATCTCATTAAATCTCTTTTAAGATCAACCTCTCTCTGCATTTTTTCCATATCAAGATTATGTTGAACTTGGAGCAATTGAGACTTTGTAGAAGCTAAAGCTTGTTCTTTCTGCATTTCTGCTTCTGCTGATGCTTGAGCAGCTTGAGCATTAGACTGCGTTTGGGCCTGTATGTTTTGCATTTGCATCGCTCTATCTTGATCTGCCTTCTTTCTTCTTCTTAGCTTTAATAATTGATTAGCTAGCTTTAAGTTTTTAACCTCTCTTATGTCTATAACATCATCTAAAGTTATTTGATCTCTTTGTAAGGCAACTTGTATGTTATTTTCTAGTAATTGCTTTTCTTCTTCATCTGGTTCTAAACTTATATATACACCAAAGTCATGTAAGTGCATACTGTGAAGCTCTTGCAAAGTAGCTACATTAAATTTACCTAGAGAGTTTATAAAAGAACTTCTAGTATTTGAATACTCTATAGCATCAGACAATCTAAGAGACGTAATCTCAGCCATGCGTAGCGTTAAGTAAAGACCAGCTTGAAGTATATGCTTAGTTGCTGTATTTGAGTTAGCTGCCGCCATTTTCTGTAAACCAACTAAAGCGTTAGAGTCAGGCTTGCTACCATCTCTGGCTTCATTTAAACCAGTTACATCACGCAGCATTTGCATGTAGTAATTATACGTAGTTATTAGGCTTTGTATTTTAGCACCGCCAGAACCACTTTGTAATTCAGTTATAGGCACTCTAGCAGGATTCATATCTCCATCAGCGGTCATTGATCTACCAATAACACTACCTGTTTGGAAATACATATTTAAAGCCTCCTGTGGGTTGTAATTTGTACCATTGCCTAAGTCTATTTCAGCTAAACCATCAGCGTCCATGTATATACCATCTGGAACTAGCCTTGACATAACCTGTTGAAGTTTCAAATGGGTAAGCTGAACCATGTCAGCAAAGCTTGTCATTCTTGATACTAAAGATTCTGGCCTACCTTGATAAATTCTAGGGGCAACAATGCAATAGCTCATGTTAACTTTAGTAATATCTGACTTAGGCCTAGTCATGTTTTCGCAGAGTTTCCACTTTAAAAGCTTTTCCATGCCTATTATTTTTGCGCCTTCGTACAATACCTCTATAGATCTTTGTACTTTTTCAAACTGAGACTTAGCGTCTTTTGGTGGATCAAACTCATCTGTTTTTTCAATAGCTTTTTTAGCACCGGTAGATGTGTTCTTTATTTTATAAACTTGGTTATTAAAAGTTTTGTATTCAAAAAATAATACATCTACAAAATTGTCTTGACTAGTAGCAGAATATTTTTGTGACCTATATACAGAACCATCATAAGCCATGTCCTCGATTTCTTTTATATCGCTATTAGTTAACTGAGGAAAAAACTTTTTTAGCTCTGATATAGTAATTCTTCTAACTTCACCAACGTAATAAAGATCGTCAAAGTAAGGAGAGTCGGTATATGAATATACTATATCAACAGGATCTACATATTCTATGCATATTCCTTCTGCGGTGTTAAACGTACTCTTAGCGCATGACATGCCTATAACTACTTGATCGTAGTCGCATCTTCGTTTAACTAAGTCAAACTTATTTAAATCAAACACATTAGACAATGCTTCTTCTTGAGCTATTTCTATAGAAGGCTTATACTCAAGTTGCATTTTAACAGAAAGCTCTTCTTTTGTTTGAGGTAATTCTTTAGGATCGTTTTTAAACATATTGATGCCTGTAGAAGCATCAATTTTTTCTAACAAAACCCTATTGTTCATGTCTCTCAACATCGACTCTACATAATCGGTTTTTTCTTTTAAAGAGTCTGGGTCTTGGCTATACGTCTTTATGTCAAAAACTCTGTCAGACATACCGTTAACAACTATATCAACAAACTTTGGTATAATAGGTACTGGCTTCCAGTCTAGGTTTAAATAAGATAAATCACCGTTTATAGCTAGCTCATCTTTATACTTCTGTATAGACTGCTCACCTCTAGCGTAAAGTCTTAACCTATGAAAGTTGTCTTTAGTAGCTTGATATTTATCACTACCGTTGTCTTTTCTAAACCATTCTGACTCTATAGCTTTAGCTACTTTCATGCCATACTCGCTTCCAGCCTTTTCCGCGTCAAGAACTGATTGACTAGGAAAAATACCTTTTGATGGTTTGTTTTGCATTATTTGTTTATTTTAATTTTTCTTTAATTCTGAACTATATCCAGTATTATCGTATTTTTTAAAGCCAAAGTCAATGACTTTTTTTTGAATTTTTTTAACAGGTCTATATAGATTCTTGTTACAAGCCATTATAGCTAAACCAGAACTAATAGAAGCATCATGCTTTGTTCTATTGTTTATATTAAACTTTGACCAATCATTTAAAGTTTTGTTAAAGTAAACGCTACCATACTCTGCTTCTTCTATTAAACCAACATAGTTAGCTATATAAGTTTCTATAGCAGCGGCATGTGCTTGCTTAATATCTTCACTAGAGTTTGGTATGCCACCTATTTCTTTTTCAGTCACAGATAACTTGTTCCAAGCTCTATCTGGTCTATTCATTGAAAAACCTCTATAACCTCTATTTTTAAAGTGATACAATAATCTTGGTTTATTGTTTTCTGCTAATATTGGCATACCATAAAAAACGCAAGCCATTAATACGTCTTCAAAAAATATTTCTGCGGTTTGTGGTCTAGCTATATATTCTAAAAACATATGATTAGGTGGAGCGTCTTCCATTGAAAACTTTGTTACTCCATGCAACGAACCATTTGATCCTCTACCATCTACCGTGCCTGATATATCATAAGGATCACAGCCAAAAGCTCCTATATGCTCATTACCCGGACATTTAACCCCATTCTTATTTATCACTCGATTTTGAAGATCTTTACTTGGGATCCAAGACAAATAAAATCTACCGTTCTTATCCGGTATAAAAACAACCTTAGTATCAGCTACTCCGTTTTCCCATTGAAAACTACCTTGAGTTATTAATGTAGAACTATATGAATCACCATTAAAATCAATTTGCTCATATATTTTTGCTAAATTAAATAAGCTATTTTTTGTTTCATCTCTAAACGCGTGTTCTTCTGTTCTTGGAAACTGACGATAAAACTCATTTAAAGCGTCCTGGTCATCTTTAAGACCCTCTACTTCATTATCCCAATGTTCTACAACCCCTACATCTATATTGTCTCCGTATGGGCCTTCTATTGGTTTATCAGGTGTATCAAAAACCGGTAAACCAAATTTATCTATAAAACCTTCATAGTTCCACTCCATAGGTATAAACAAACTATACAGGCCACTTTTTGTTTGATTGTTTTTATTTCTTTTAAAAACATTAGAAGCCTCAAACAATTTTTTAAAATTTTCTCCTCCTTTATCTAAAGCATTAGAGGTTGAACCCATCATGCATTTACCTATGATTCTACTACCTAATCTCAAGCATGTTTTAGTTACGCGCCAGTTATTTAATATGTTGTCTGGTCTCTCCCATTTACCAGACTCATCGTGAACTAATAGCTTTAGCTTTTCTCCATCATAAGAGTTGTCTCCTGTGTTTTTCCAGTCTATAGAAGTATCAAGTCCTTCTAAGTCTAAACCTTTGTCTTTACTTTCTATCTTACGTCTAGTAAGCTTGGAAGCTGGTACTCTAAAAGATAATTCTGTTTTAGGCCTATCCATACCATCTTGTATAGGCTTAAAAAAGAAAGGTAAGTTAACAGACATAGGAACAACTTTATCTGTGAACATTTTTTTAGCATCACTACCACTTTTTGAAAGTATACCAAACCTAGCGTCGCTTGTCATAGTAGCTAAGTTTACTGTTTCTCCAGACGCCATAAAAGAAAATCCAGATCTTCTGTTTTTTAAATAACACATGCCATAACACCTGTCATCTACTTTACAAGCCTCCCAAAATAAAAAAAACAATCTATTAGCTTCTCTAAACTCTGCCTCGCCAACATCTATCTTACACCACTGTAGGTACATATAATGAGTACCTGTTATGTACGTACTTACCCCGTTGTTTTTAAACCAAAAACCATTCTCACGTCTATTAAATTCCTCGTCTATATAATCGTGATATTTTGATTTAAATTGATCTGGATAGTCCATCCAATCAAATATCGTTTTAACCTTTTCTAGATCTTTATGCTTAGGAAGTCTATGCCAATATTGTTCTTCTTTTTTATCAGATCTAGAATAAATACTTTTAGGCTCTTTAGGTAGAGCTATTTTTAAACCAGATATTTCATATATATCACCTATTTGACCTGTGTTACTTATACAAATAATATCATCGTCGCTGTTGTATCCTTTTTTCCAACTTTTAGATTTATTTAATCTATGTAACCTATTAACATTAACAGGTTCTATTATTTTGTATAACGTTTGGTTATACATTATTTCTTCGCTCTTTTTTCAGCAAAACCACTTAAGTAATTTTGTTTCTTATCTTCTAACACAACTCCTTTTAATGCAGCGTCTTCTTCTTCAATACGTTGAAGTATTTCAAATGCGTCGAATATCGCAAGTTTTTTAGTCGCAGCAGCATTTTTAAGCCTGTCAGCAGACACGTCTTCTTCTGTATCTACAATAGGTTCTTCAGCAACTTTAATTAACTCCTTTACTGCTATTCGCCCAGCTTGGATTATACTCTTCCTCGTTTCCTCTGTATTCATATTTAATTGAAATATCTTGGTTCCGTACTCTATACAAAAGCTTACCGTCTATTAAAAATTCAAATTGACTTTTAGGTCCTATACCTACTAGATCACCAACTTCCAAACCCTTACTACTGAGTACACTATTAGAGTAAATTAATATTCCAACCAACTCATTTTCAGATTTTAAATTGTATTTATCTTTATTTTTTATTGGTTGCACAAAACAATAGTCTTTCAATGCGTGCCAAGTTGAGTTATTATCTGCGTATGCAAAGGGTTTATAAGCGTACACTTGGTCTATTTGGCAAGAGTACAAGTCTTCTTCTATATAACCAGAGCTGTTTTTTTCAATGCCTTTAATATTATGCCACCTTCTAAATATATTATGGTGTACTATAACTTTATCGCCTTTGACTATAGGTGTGTTAAACGCAAGCGGTGTAGATACAACTTCAGCTTCTCTACTTATACTTTTATGATTAAATATATCAGTATTAGTTATTAGCTTTTTACCATCTACATTAACCTCATTATTATATCTATTACCTGTAGGTTTTATTAAAAAATTAAAAACACTTTTCATCAATAGTCTAAGTTGTATTCAACAGATACAGACATATTTTTGTTAAAGTCTTTCCATTGCTTTACATCGCCCTGCTCGTCTCGTATATATATAATATATTTTTCTTCAGACTCTTGTATGTCTACAATTTTATGCCTACCATATACTTCTTGGCCTACTGAATAATGCATTGCATTTTCTTTGTATTCTTTGCCTATGGTTATTTTACGGATTACTGACATCTGACTCAGATTCTTTTATTGTTCCATCGGCAATGTTTATACTGACTTTGCCGTACTTGTCCATCAGTTCTTTTTGAATTACTTGAAAATTTTCTTGTAATCTAGCGAGCTTCAACATTAAACTGTATTTGTGCATTTCAACGTCTGATATGTTTAATTTACAAGAATTCATTTCGTTAGAAATGCCTTGTAACTTCACTAACTCTTCTTCGTTTATTCGTTTTTCTATTTTTTTCATTTTATTAAATTTATTTGCAAATATAGTTATATTTCTTCTTCAGGTTGAAATTCGTATCTCCAATTATTGAAAGCATCAGGTGTTGCGAACATTGTGACTTTGTTGTCGTTTATTGGCTCTGCGCTTTCTATACCTAAATATTCATTACTTGATCCATCTTCGTTGTATCGAACAAACGTCCAAGTAATCGCCGTGTTAGGCACGATGTAAGTGTTATCTGTTATGTATCCGTAATAATTCATTAATGTGTTACCCAATAAGTTCCTGTGAAGTTGTTAAGTGTTATGTCGTTACCTTGACTACCAGAATCGGCGGCTGTTGTTCCCGTTGTTTCGTTAAATAGCCAATAATGTCGGGGGTTGGTTAAAATGGTAGATGAATCAACTCCAAGACCATTATTATATAAATCGGTAACATTTTGTTGTGTTGCACAATAACCGTTGGCAACTATAAATTCATCCATTTTACCTTTAAAATGCTTCGTGCCATTACCTCGCCTTCCAAAGTATCTAAATTGAATATTATTTGAATTAGCGTTACTTGTAGATTTAGTTTGTTTTGTGCCATTTACGTACATCTCAATATTGTTACTACTATCGCGAGTTAAAACGTAATGATTCCAGCTTCCCGTATGCCCCGCTGAGTTGTAACCATAACTCCAAATATTTTGATTACTGCTCCCATTTAGTCTGAAATACGTAGCGCTAGGATAAAAGAACCAATAATCACGGACATTGTAATTTTCAAAAACCCAAAATTGTCCGTTTTCACTATTGTATAAAGGATTCATCCAAAGTGAAATGGTAAACTCTGCGCCTGAGCTTACGGCACTAAACGAACCGCCATCAATGTAATCATTAACCCCGTCAAACTCTAAAGCGTTTTGAAAGTCATACCCTGCTGCTGCTGATGCACTCGAACTTGTTGCTCCTAAGTTTAATCCAAACATATATTATATTTTACCAACAACAATCCAGTTGTCTGCTACTATTTGTTTTATTGTTACAGCGCCCCACTGTGCTGTAATTGGTATTGAAGTGTTTGCACCATTTAAGTTAACACCTGATGCCGGAACTAATCCTACAGTACCTGCGCCTGCTTGTATTATGTCAATCTCTGTACCCACTGGAAATGCTTGACTAGCGTTAGTTGGAACATTTACAGTTACCGCAGAAGCATTATCAGAGTATAAGAATACACCCTCGTGTGTTCCAAGTGTTAAGTTTATAGTTGTGTTAGTGTCAGAAACTATTGGTCTTCTACCTGTTATTTCTTGATTACCAGTAATTGCACCTGTCATAGCACCACCTGATTTAGGTAATGCCGCATCAGCTGTTGTGCCTTGCGCTGCTGTTGCGTAGTCTGCACTATCAAAAGCTTTAACTTGTGCAAGGTTTGTAACTTCAGAATCCATTAATGCGCCTGCTGCAGTTACGTTTGTTGCGTCTGTTACATCCGCTAAAGCCTCTATACCGTCTAGCTTTGTTTTATCTCCATCAACAAACGCTCCTTCACTTGGCGGCTGTTGTGCTGTTGCTCCTAATGCTGCACCTGATGTTACTGTAGCAACTGCTACGCTGTTGATAGTACCTACTGTTGTTACTCCTGTATTACTAATTGTAACGTCCCCTGACATTGCAACTGATGCTGCTTCGTTTGAGGCGTTACCTAAAAACATCTTTGCGGAGTCAAGGTTTGGTGTTGCGTTTGCTCTAAAAGCACCAAGCACTGTTAAAGCTCCTCCAGTACCACCTTTAATTACCTTACCTATTTTTTGTAATAGATTAGCCTCTCCTGTTGGTTTAGTGTTTTGAACTTGTCCAGCTACAGATGTGCTTACATATAAATCATCTCCTGTGGTAAAGCTAGTTAACAAAGAACCTAGTCCAGTTAATTCACCTGACACAACTACTTCTCCTACAGCCGTAGCTGTTATGTCTTCTTTGACTATACCAAGCGCTGGCATTGTGCTAGTAGAGTTGGCCTGCGCTAAAGCCGCATAAGGATTATCTCCACTGTTACCGCCTGGTAAATAAACTACCGCGCCCTTAGGTAAGGTAGAACCGGTATTGTTATATACTTTTTGTAATACAGCTCCGTTTAAGTCGCCTTCAACGTGTTGCGCAATTGTTAGTACGTCTGTAGTTTTATTATATGTTAATCCAGCGTCACCACCGAATGATCCTCCATCGTTAAATTGTACTTGAGTATCAGAACCTCCTGGCGTTCCACCACCAGCTGCTGCATCAACATATGCCTTTGTTGCGGCATCTTGAGCAGAGGTTGGATCTGTAACATTTATAATTTTATTGCTATTAGCATCAAGCTCTCCTCCTAACGTAGGTGTAGTATCATCAGATACGTCACTTAGTTTGCTGTTAAATGTAGTCCAATCAGTTGAGGTTAGATAACCATTAACAGATGTGGTAGCTGCCGCCATTGATATAGCAGGTGTTGCTCCTCCTGAAGAAACTACTGGCGCTGTACCTGTAACACTTGTTACCCCAGAACTTGTAACATAGCCTTGTGTAGAATGATCGCCCCAACCATAAGCGGTGTTCCAGTTTGTTGAATTATCTGTTAGTATACTATAAGTGCCACCGCTAGCGCCTCTAAGCATAATTCCTTGTGATGTAAAATCGCCATCGACAACAACATCGGCATGAGATGTCTCACTTGTAATATACCCCTGAGTTGAATGGTCACCCCAGCCATAAGCTGTATTCCAATTAGAGCTATTGTTGGTGGTAATACTATAAGTACCAGAGCCATTAGTAGTCATAAGTCCCGATGTACCAAAGTCGCCATCTACAAGTACATCAGCGTGAGATGTTTCAGAGGTTAAGTAACCAGCGGTTGAGTGGTCACCCCAGCCATAGGCAGTGTCCCATTGACCTACCTTAGCGTCTGTAATGTCGTTTGTGCCCATGTCAATTATTTGACCGTTAGCATCTAGCGTACCACCGAGTTGTGGTGTTGTATCGTCTACAACATTAAAAGCAGCTTGAGCAGCTGCAACCTCAAGGCTTATCTTGCCTGTCGAATTATCGTATGTTAGCACGAAGTTATC